CAATCATCGTGTCCACTATTTTACCGTTAATACTTAAACCTAGGGCCCTAATCCAACAAACGTCATACATGGCGTTGTGAAAGATTTTTGTTGCTGGTGTAGATAATACTCCTTGAAACCATTTCAAGACCTTTTTACGATCCATATTACCACCACCTTCGTGAGCAATTGGATAATAACCAGACCATCCTTTAACAGCCACAGCTACTCCTGTTATATCTCCTCGTTTAGTAACTGAACCTGAACCCATTTTTATTAAATCAGGATCTTTTGTTTCTAAGTCAATTGCTATTTCATCGTGCTTTGATAAATCTGGAAATTCTGTTGGTGGTAGCCATTCTGTTTGTGGTTTAAAAAGAGGAATTTGCATTACTTAACTATACCCCATGAATTTTTATTTTCTTTTTTTATCTCTTTCACTTCTTCAGGATAGTCTCTATCGATGGCCATGTCAATATAATGTTTAGCTTTTAATAAATCTTCTTTTTGATTTTTCTGTTTGTGACGACATAAATATTTTATAGCATTGCCCTCTGCAAAAGGAATATTATTCCTGTTAATAAATTCTGAAGGCTGAATCGCCATAGATTTATAGTGATCACCACCTACCTGCTTTTTATATATTTCATCTTTCATTAGCACATTCCTTAATTAATTTTTTAATATAATATTCATGTCTTCTTATTTTAACCTCTGATCTTTGACCATATGCTTTGTCCCATGCTTTACCCTTAGGACTTTGTCTCCATTTTTTTCTTGCTCGTTTTCTACTTTCTGCATAAGGATGTGTCACATATCCCCCATTGGAAATGCTTTGTTTTCATCTTTAGGTCTTACAACATGTAAATGCTCTTTTGCTCTAGTTGCACCCACATAAAATAATCTATTTTCATCATCCCGATTTCTTTCATAAGATTTTTGAGTATTCATAGTAAGGTCTGGTAATATAACTACATTATTCTCTTCTCCACCTTTAACACTATGAATAGTAGATAATTTAATTCGTGGCTCTCTGTTTAATTCTTCTCCATTAGCTCTCATTTTCCTAATGTAAGTAATTCTTCTTGATCCAGCAATATCAAAACATTCGTACCAAGTACTTTTGGTATTAAGTCCATGTCCACTTGTTAGTTGGTCTATTCCATAGAATGATTCTTTAGATAAAGATTTTAATTTATTTTTTTCCCAATTAGCTGGACTCATATACTGAGATATATTCATAATATCTTTATAGTGTAATAATTGTCCTTTTCTTAAATGCTCCCAGTTGAGAGCTGCTTCTTGAATATTCTTTTCATAAGATTTATTAAATCTATCTTGAAAATATAATCCTTTTTCTTTTAAAACTTCTTCCAAAGCTTTTAATTGATATCTTGTTCTAGTTAATACTAACCAGTTTCCTTTATTCATATTAATATCTTCAAAATTCCAATATTTACTAATTGCTCCTTCATGTGATTTTGGTTTCCATTCTTTATGTAATCGGTTGGAGACTCTTTTTATAATATTTATAGCGTAGTCATGAATCTTTCTAGGTATTCTCATTGATTGAGTCAGGTTTAATATTTTTCCTTTCTGTGTAATAAAGGAATCCACATCCGCTCCTGCCCATCTAAATATTGCCTGATCATCATCCCCTGCAATAAAAGAATCTTGTGTATTAAAACTATCAACCATATCCCATTGCATACGAGATAAATCTTGTGCTTCATCTATAAATACTACATCAAACTTTGGAGACTTATCAGATTTTACAAAGTCTAATATCATGTCATTATAATCTATTAAATTGTATAGTTTTTTATATCTATCTAATTCATTTGCTATAATAATAAGTTTATTATATTTTAATTCTTGAGTATGTTCTTTTAAATTAAATTGTTGGTCTAATGAAATGTTTCTTAATTTTGCAAGACTAATAATTCTTAAGTAATCGCTTTTTGTAGTGAACAAACCAGTTTCTTCGTCATCCCAATCGTTATAATCTATAGGTATTTTAATCTTCTTTCCTAAATCTTCATAATGTCTACGTTGCATAACGTTTTCTTTATTAATTCCTAAACGTCTAAATGCTAATGAGTGTAATGTTCTAAAATATGGAAGATCATCTTCTGTTAAATTAAATTTTTTAACAGCTCTATCTCTTGCTTCGTTTGCTGCTTTCTTTGTAAATGCAAAATAACCAACTTTATCTGGATCAGTTTCTTTTAAATAATCATCAACTTTATTTAAAAGAGTATGAGTCTTTCCAGTTCCTGGTGGTCCTAATACTATTGTTTTCAAAAATCCACCCCTTTCCATTGAAGAGGAGACCATGCCCCATTCCATGATTTTTCTATAAATTTTGAAGCTTTTATGTTTGTGCTGTCAGAAAAAAACTCCTCACAAAGATTGTGATCAATAACATCATAAAAACATTTTTCATCTCTTCTTGTTTTAATTAAATCATTTCTAGCATCATTCCAAGACTCTTTAAGTCCTATTCCTTCATAATCACCTTCTGGACAACCAGAAAAAGAACATAGGCTGTAATTTTTTCTTTTTTGATCATTGATTTCATTTTCCTTTAACATTTCAATAGCATACACATAAATTTTACCTTCATTATAATGACCCTGTACATCCCTCAATTTTAAGTTATCGCCTACTATTAACAAACTGTCTTTTTTAAGAATACCCGATCTATGAACTTTATCTCTAAAATTTTTGTAATCTTCTCTATAAAACTCTGCTTGACTAGATATAGGTTTTACTTCAACATATATTTTATCGTGTCCATAACAATTTCCAGGTGTAATAATTGCAAAGTCTGGTTGATAACCAAACACTCCCTCAACCTCTGGTTCATACTCAATATTCCATCCAAGATTTTTCATAAAAATGTAGTGTCTAGCTTCTAATTTACTTCTAAAATTTATTCCGTTATATGTTATTGGTATTGCTTTCATAATACTAAAAATATCCACATACATGTTAGTATTGTTAAAAATAATAAATCACTCATCACTTAATTCTCCTGAAAAAACTTCTCCATATTGATGATCTAATGATTGAAACTGCAGTAAATATTAATGCAATGTGAATACTGTCCCATATTGTTGGGTATAAGCCAAAAAATGGAAAAATGTATAATTGAATAAGAATAGCTAGTATTAATCCACTACCTACATCAATAAAACTTTCTATAAAACATCTCATTTTCATTAAAATGAATCCTTCGGTTTAAGTTGTTTTTGTTGATACACTTTTTCTGGTTTTTCAAATGCATCCACTATCATTACACTTGGTCTTTTCTTACCAATATAAATTCTATCATCTTTACAACCACAGTGTTGCATTAATAGATCTTGTGTAGTTTGATGTTTTTCTGGCCATTTTCTTCTTTGTAAATAACCATGAAAAAATTTATTAAATATAAAATGATGTTTGCCTTCATGAGTCCATACGTTTCCTAAAAATATTTCTTCTTTATTTGTTGTCGCTGCTGAATCATTTAAGCAATATTCTTCTAGATGATCTTTTAATTGTTCAATTAATGATGATCCAATTGGTGCTTTTATAATTTCTACTCCTGCAAGTAGCATATCTGTATATTTTTCAAATTCTTTTATTGTAATTCTTGGTGGTTTTTTATTTATTTGTTTTGCAACAGTTCTTCTAAATAGTCTTTGTTCTAATAAAGAATCAATAGTATCTAATTTTATTCTTTCTCCATCTACATTAACCCAGTAATATGGTTCGTCTAATTCTACTTTCTGTAAATCACTCAGAGTAGGAAATACTGATTCCCCACCTATTCCAAATTTTCTAGTCTTACATAAAGATTTATCACAATGGTTACACATTGGTTCTTCATTACATTTAAAACCTAAATCTTTTTTACTGTGAAATTTTATTTTATCTTGAATAACTTTATCTTCTAGTGGTTCTACAAAATGTGTGTAATTAAATTGATTTATCTTTTTAGGCCATTCTTCTGGCCATTTTCTTTTTGCGTATTGAATGAATTGATAAATAACTCTATCTCTTCCATCATTTAATTTAGTTTGTGTTAATGATTCTAAACAGGGAGGCCCATCAGAAAATTCTGATTGGGGCCTCTCTACTTTTATGGAACCAACATCTAGTTGTTTTACATTATTATAGATCCCATAAAATTCTTCTAAACTTGCTGCTGTGCCATCATCTTTAAATGCATATCTTGTTGTATCATCACCATTAAAATACGGTAAATTTAAAAAGTTTCCCGTATCATCTTTCGATTTTAATTCTATTTGTTTTGGAAAAACTTCTGCTCCTCCATAACCTAATATAGCACTAATAGATAAAAGTTTATCTCTTACTATTTTTGCTTCTACTGGAACTTCTGTAAATAAAAATACATGAGCACCTCCCGATTTAGATCGGAATACTACCAATGGTAATTTTAAACTTTTAATTTTATTAATTAATTTTTTATGATCGAAACCTGCATATGAATCTATATCAATGCAGCCCCATCTACATTTATTATCATCGTTAATTGGAATAATACCTAAACTTGGTTCTTTACCTTGTAAATGATTTAACCAAAGTTCTTCTGTAACTGGTTCACGTGCTACAAAAGACTTACCTTTTATCTTTTGCCCATCTGCACCTTTTTTGTCAACATAAGTGACACCACGTGCACGTTCTAATCCTTTAAATATATCTTTAAAATTTGCAACTGACATAACTTTCAAAGTGGGCGTTTCCACTCTCGCTTAGACGCCCACTACCTAGGATTCGGTTAGTATGGTGTACTTGAAGTTTCTTCAGTTCCGTGTTTAACTTTAACCTTACCTTTGCTGATTTGTGCAGCAAAATTTTTGGAAAGTTCATACACTTCTTTTTTTTCAACTGGGCCAACTTTAGTCACATCCCATCCAAACCATGTTCCTTTGTCATTAGACATCTGAACGGTTTTTAGATTATAAATATGGCTATATGTAGGCGGTGTAAATAAACCATTTTTACCTTGAAGTTTAATACCCATCATCATTGAATTCCATTTTCTACTCACTTTTAATTGAGTAGCTTTCATAGAAATCAAAGCTGAAGATGGACTACCATTCATAAAAATAACATAATGATTAGCTGTATTTTCTAAATAGTTTCCATTAGGTAAACGATCTTTAAATGATTTATCTCTACTAGTGCTACTAACAATATCACTATCAGCATCATGAATAGCTACAGGAGAACCTTGGCTCGCGCCTCTGTCTTGCCATTCCACGTATTTTCTTTCATAAAAAACTGGAATAACATCTACTCCTTTTTTACCATCAAAAAGTTGATTTGTGACAGTGTTAAATATCATTCCTGGTTCTGCACCCTCAATGAATTTTTCATTCATCTTGTTTACTTCAGGAGATAACTGCCCCAAGACTTTCAAAAATGGTAACGCAAGATCTTCCTGCGTCATATTTTGAGAGCCAGCATTTGCATCTGCTTCGAAAATATTCGTAGACAGCGCACCTGCATTTGTTTTAGTTGTTACATTGTTCATGTTTATTGTTTCCTTTTTATTGTTGTTTTATTTCCAACAAATATGTTGAAAAGTTCCGTTGGCATGTCTTTACCTGCCTCAGTACGTTCACGG